CTCGCCTTCCCCGTGGCGCTAAATTTGAAGTAAAGCCAGGAAAAGCCATCCTAACAAACGGCTCTCCTGCTGAGATTTTGATGCCATTTAAGTTTGGCGTTACTGATGGAAACAATCTAGCCACTTCCAAAGAGTTTGAACGTATGTTGTTACAAGCAACTGGTACGCTGGACTCCAATGGTATGGTTACTCAGTCAAGCCGTGATGGTGGCGGTATGTCTATGGCTGTTGCTTCTATCATTAAGAAGTACAAGCGCACCTTGGTTAACTTCCAAGAAGACTTCCTTGTGCCTTTTATCAAGAAAGCCGCATTCAGGTATATGCAGTTTGACCCAAACCGCTATCCTTCTGTGGACATGAACTTCATTCCTACGGCTACGCTTGGAATTATTGCCCGTGAGTACGAACAACAGCAGTTCATCAGCCTATTGCAGACTCTTGGCCCACAAACCCCTGTCTTGCCTATTATTCTCAAGGGAATCGTGGCTAACTCTAGTTTGAGCAACCGATTTGAGATGATGGAGATGCTAGACAAGATGTCTACGCCTGATCCACAGGCTCAACAGATGCAACAGATGCAACAACAGATGCAAATGCAAGCTCAACAGGCTCAAATTGCTTTGGTTACTACTCAGGCAGAGCAAAATCGTGCTGATGCAACTAAGAAAATGGTGGAAGCACAGTACATTCCACAAGAAGTACAAGCCAAAATCATTGCATCGACTACCAATAACCTACCAAACCAAGCAGATCAAGCCTCGGCTGAATTTGATAAGCGAGTTAAGATCGCTGAATTAATGTTGAAAGAAGCTGACATCAAGAACAAATCTAAGATTGTTGAATTGCAAATGTCTCAGAATAACAATAAAGTTGGTGGCATGGAACAAGATTTCTTAGACCAATTGTCCAAATCTTTAGGCTCAACCCAACCAAAGGCTCAATAATGGATGTCGAAAGCCTAGCCAAAGAGCTAATCCTAAAAAACATGACTCCTGAACAGCAGATGGCTGTTTTGGACTCTGTTAAAGCGTCTGTTGCTCAAGCTAGAGAAGTGCAAAAGCGCAAGATTGGCGAGAACGTAGACATTGTTGTCCAAGCACTGAAGACAATTGAATCTGACATTCGCAGTCGCTTTGATGATGTAGGAAATGCTATTGAAAAGCGTGTTGCATCTATTAAAGACGGGCGTGATGGCTCTAACGGCAAGGATGGTCGTGATGGAAAAGACGGAAAAAATGGTAGGGATGGAGCAAAAGGCGAAAAAGGTGAGACTGGTCAAGCTGGGATTGATGGAGTGGATGGTGTTGATGGCGTGTCTGTCACCGCTGCTCATATTGATTTTGATGGTTCACTTATCATTACTTTGTCTACGGGTGTTGAGCTTAATGTCGGCGAAGTTGTTGCTCCTGACCTTGCAGAATCCATCAAAGTCATTACTAATGGTGGCGGCACTTCTCAGTCTGTCATTGATACTCTAGCCTCTTTACAGACACAGATTACTAATTTGATTCCCAGTCAGACAGGGAACTCAGGAAAGTTTTTAACTACCAATGGTTCTGCTCTTTCTTGGGCAAATGTTGCTGGTGGTTTGAGTTATCAGGGAACTTGGAATGCTTCTACTAATAGCCCAACTCTAACTTCTAGTGTTGGAACAAACGGCTACTATTATATTGTTGCTACTGCTGGCTCTACCAACTTAAATGGCATTACTGATTGGCAAATTGGTGATTGGTTGATGTACAACGGCACAGTTTGGCAAAAGATTGACCAAACTAACTTAGTGACAAGTGTTGCTGGTAAAACAGGTGATGTTGTATTAAATAATACTGATGTTAGTTCCTTTGCAAGTATTGCGGCAACTGGTGGAACAACAGTTTTAACTTCAAGTTCTGCGCCAAACTATGTTGTAACTGGCTCTGGTGGTCATACTTTTCAATTGCCTAATGCAACAACCTTGCCAAATGGAATAATCTTTTCATTTAACAACAATCAAAGTAGTGGCACTGTTGTCGTTAAGAATAATTCAAGTACAACAATAGAAACTCTCCAATCTGGCGGTTATGTCAGTATTGTTTTGTTATCAAATGCTATAGCCGCTGGTTCATGGGATGAACACAACTATGCGCCAACTAATGTTTCTTGGTCTACCAATACATTAGATTATGCTGGTTCAATTACTTCTGCCACTTGGAATGGGAATGCTGTTGCCTACAATCGAGGTGGTACAGGTCAATCATCTGCTTTTGTAGCTGGTGGTATTGTTTATGGCTCTACAACAAGTGCATTGGCTGTTACCTCTATTGGTACAACAGGACAAGTTTTAACTTCTGCTGGAGCAGGAACTCCTACTTGGACAACTCCAACAACAGGAACTGTTACATCTGTAACTGGTACTGCACCAGTTAGTGTTGCAACAGGAACAACAACACCAGTTATTAGTTTAGCTGCAAGCTATGGAGACACTCAAAATCCATACGCATCTAAGACTGCAAAGTATGTTTTAGCCGCACCCAATGGTGCTGATGGCGTTCCTACATTCAGAGCAATTGTTGCTTCTGATATTCCTACGCTAAATCAAAGTACAACTGGTTCTGCGGCAACACTGACAACGGCAAGAGCCATCTATGGTAATAACTTTGATGGGTCTGCTGCATTAACTCAAATCATTGCTTCTACCTATGGTGGTACTGGTAATGGATTTTCTAAGTTTTCAGGCCCTGCAACATCAGAAAAGACTTACACACTTCCTAATTCAAATGCAACATTGTTGTATGACGGAGGTGCATTAGGTACTCCAGCAAGCGGAACTTTAACTAATTGCACATTCCCTACATTAAATCAGAATACTTCTGGCACGGCTGCTGGTTTATCTGCTACTTTAGCTGTTGGTTCTGGTGGAACAGGTCAAACAAGTTATACCAATGGACAGCTTCTAATTGGCAATACAACTGGTAATACTCTTACGAAAGCAACATTAAGTGCTGGTACTGGCATATCAATTACAAATGGTGCTGGTTCAATTTCTATTGCAGCAACTGGAGGGTCAGGAACTGTTACATCTGTTAGTGGTACTGGTACTGCAAGTGGATTAACTTTAAGTGGAACTGTAACAACATCAGGAAGTTTAACTTTAAGTGGAACGGCTACTGTTGATGCTCTTACAACAGCATCAGGTTCAGCACCATCTTATTCAATAAGAGCATGGGTTAACTTTAATGGTACAGGAACTGTAGCAATTCGTGCAAGTGGAAATGTCTCTAGCATTACAGATAATGGTGTTGGAAATTATCAAGTAAACTTTACAACAGCATTGGCAGATGCAAATTATGCATTGGTTGGTTCAGGAGATGATAATGCGGCTTTGATTACTACATTTAGTGGTACTTATAGCACAACAACCGCAAAAGTTGATGCAAGAACTTCAACTAATGGAGCGGCTTCTGATTGGTCTCGTATTGGCGTTCTTATTATTCGATAAAGGAAAAACATGACAAAACGAATAATTTTTCCAACAGATGAAGGTGGCGTAGCTGTTGTTATCCCATCACCAGAAGCACTAGAAACAATGACTATTGAGCAAATTGCAGCAAAAGATGTTCCTAATGGTAAGCCATTCAAAATTATTGATACAGTGGATGTTCCATCTGATCGTACATTTCGTAACGCTTGGGAGTATTCTGAGTGATTACCATTAACATAACAAAAGCAAAAGTTATTGCTCACGATGTACGTCGTACCGCACGAACAGAAGAATTCAAACCCTATGATGAGGCTATTGCCAAGCAAATACCTAATCAAACTGAAGGTGCTGAAGCGGCTAGGGCTGTAATTAGAGCAAAGTATGCAGCAATGCAAACAGCAATAGATGCAGCTTCTACAGTTGCAGAAATTAAAGCGGCTATGCCATGACTCCAGAGCTACAAAAATATTATGAAGACCGATTTGACATGATGTCAATGGAAGGTTGGAAGGATTTGTGCATGGATATTGACATTATGGTAGAGTCGCTCAATAATATAAGCGTAATTCCTGATGAAAAGACCTTGCAATTCAGAAAAGGCGAACTTTCCATCTTGACTTGGCTAAAAACCTTGAAAGAGGTCAGCGAGAAGGCTTATGAGGAATTGAATGAAAAGAATGTATGAATTTGCCTGTGAAAACGGGCATCACATTGAAAAACTGACTTCTTATGAGGTGGTCAATGTCCAATGTGAGTGCGGTGTGATTTCACATCGTAAAATCTCTGCTCCAAATATCAAGTTGGAGGGTTGGTCTGGGCATTTTCCCACATCAGCCCATCAGTTTGACCGAAAACATCGGCAAAAATTGGCGGCAGAGCTAAAAGAGAACTCATAAACAATTGTCGAGTTCATGTTAAATCCTAAAACCCAGAGTGGGCAGGAAAAGGAAACTGTATGTTGATTGATAACGATGATGAGATGCTAGGTGAACTTCAGGTTGAGGAAAAGAAGTTAGCTAACACTGTTGAGCAAGTTACCAGCGATCTACCTGATAAATATCGGGGTAAAGATTTAGGTGACATTATTAAGATGCACCAAGAGGCTGAGAAGTTAATTGGTAAGCAAGCTCAAGAGGTAGGCGAAGTTCGGAAACTTGCCGATGAACTTATTAAGCAAAATCTATCAGGTGGTCGTCAAAATGCAGAGGTAGAGCCTGAAATTGACTTTTTTGAAGACCCTAAAAAGGCAGTTCAGAACACTATTAATAACCATCCAGATGTACTTGCGGCTCGCCAAGCGGGACAAGAGTTCAAAAAGATGCAGATTCAACAGAAGTTATCGTCTGAGCATCCTGACTTTAGTCAGATTGTTCAAGACCCAGACTTTGCGAATTGGGTGAAATCTTCTCCTATTCGTATCGGCTTGTACGCTAAGGCTGATGGTGAGTTTGATTATGATAGTGCTAATGAGTTGTTGTCTACTTATAAGCAGTTGAAGGGTGTTAAGACTAGGCAAACGTCAGATGCTGGTGAAGTATCTCGTAAGCAGAATCTTAAAGCCGCTTCAGTTGATTCTGGTGGAACAGGTGAGTCAGGAAAGCGAGTTTATAGGCGTGCTGACCTAATTCGGCTAAAGATGACTGACCCTCAGCGATATGAGTCACTTTCTGATGAAATTATGACCGCATATCAAGAAGGTCGAGTGAAATAACACTTAACTTTTTGGAGTATTTAACATGGCAACAGCATTTTCCCCCGCAAATAACGTAACAGTTACGTCAGCAGCTAATTTCATCCCTGAAATTTGGTCAGACGAAATTGTTGCAGCTTACAAACGTAACCTTGTAGCTGCTAACGTCATTAAAAAAATGAACTTCAAGGGCAAGAAAGGTGACACAGTTCACATTCCTTCTCCTACCCGTGGTTCTGCATCAGCTAAAGGCGCAACAAACGCCGTTACCTTGATTGTCAACAACGAAGGTATCGTTGACATTTCCATCAACAAACACTATGAATATAGCCGTTTGATTGAGGACATCGTCGAAGCACAAGCATTGTCTTCTTTGCGTAGTTTCTACACAGAAGACGCTGGTTACGCTTTGGCTAAACAAGTCGATACTGACTTGATTCAGTTGGGTCGTATTGCTAACGGCGGCTCTGCTGGCGCTCAGTACAACGCTGGTTATGTTGGTGGCGATGGTACAACTACCTTTGACTACACTGCAAACAGCAACGCTGGTAATGCAACTGCATTGACTGATGCTGCTATTCGCCGCACCATTCAGCGTTTGGATGACAGCGATGTGCCTATGGATGGTCGCTTCTTCATCATCCCTCCCTCAAGCCGTAACACTTTGATGGGTCTTGCCCGTTACACTGAACAGGCTTTTGTGGGTGATGCTGGTAATGGCAACACAATCCGCAATGGTGAAATCGGTAACTTGTATGGTATGCCTGTGTTTGTGTCTAGTAATGCTGATTCAGCATCTGCCACAGCCGCTTATCCTGCATCTGGTACTGCTATCGCCCGTGTGTGCTTGATGGGTCATCGTGATGGTATGGTTCTGGTTGAACAAATGGCAATTCGTTCACAGACACAATACAAACAAGAGTATCTTGGCACATTGTTCACTGCTGACACCCTTTATGGTGTTGGTGAACTGCGTGACTATGCCGCTTTTGCTTTGGTTGTGCCTTCCTAATAGCAGTTGCTCCCCTTGCCATAGTGGTGGGGGGACTTTTTTAACTTAATTAGGAGAATTCAAAATGGCATCAGCAACCGCTGTAGTAGCAAAACGAGATCAAGCCTCGTTTCGTGGCTTATTTAACGACACTTGGTCAGTAACTGCAACTCTTGACTCAGCATCTGTGGCTTCAGGTGCAGCAGGCGCAGCAACTGACACAATCACTGTCGCAGGAGTCGCATTGGGTGACATGATTATTGGTATGTCTTTGGGTGTTTCAGAAGCTGGCATTGTTCGCCGTGCTTATGTTTCAGCCGCAAATACTGTAACTGTGGCAACCAACAACTTGACTGGTAGTTCTGTCGATTTGGCATCTACCACCATCAAATTGGTTATTGCTCGACCTGTTTAAACAGTCTAGGGGAGGGGGTAAAACCTCTCCCTTTTTAACTTTTGAGGTTTTATGGCTATATTCAAGTGTCTAGTAAGCGGTAACACTGTGACTTTTATTCATCAAGTCGATATAGACTCCATGAAAGGTCATGCTGGTTACGAAAGAATAGATATTGAAGAAGTCATAGAACCCAAGTATGATTATAATTCAGTACGGACAGATACCGCATTTGCGCCTGTCATGCCTCAAGTAAAGCGCATGGGTAGGCCAAGAAAGGTAGCAAATGTCTGAAATAGATGCAAGAGATTTTGGTAGGTTAGAGGCTCAAGTAGAGTCTTTGCAGACTGAAATGCAGAGTCTTAGTGCTGACGTAAAGTCTCTTTTAGAGCTTGCAAACAAGTCTAAAGGTGGATTTTGGATGGGAATGACTATTGCCAGTATTGCTGGTGGAGTCTTCACTTTTATAGTAGATAGGTTCTTCAAATGAAAGAAGGACTCTTATCAGGCGAAGTTTGCCCCTTGCCAACCCAAGATATTACTGTTAATTTAAAGAACAGAAATAATGCTTTTGCTAAGTTTGGATATGGCCCACCCAATCCTGATGATGCAAATGATGCGTTTTGGATGAAAAAAGCCAAGATGTATAACGCACCTAGTGATGTAGTTAAAGATATGAGATGTGGCAACTGTGCCGCATTTATACAGACTCCCGAAATGATGGAGTGCATCAAAAGCGGTTTAGAAGCTGGCAAAAGCTCAAATAATGAGCTTGAGTATGACCAAGAGTTTATTGATGCCGCCAATCTTGGATTTTGTGAGTTATTTCATTTTACCTGTGCTGCCGCTCGTACTTGCGATGCGTGGAAATCAGGTGGCCCAATTACTAAGGATTAATCATGGAAAGCACTGCTGCTGAGTTTGTTGGGATGCTGTTTTTGGCAAGAGAGATTGCCCACAGAATTCATCTTAAAACATCTTCTTTTGCTGAACATAACACTTTAAATGAGTTTTATGAGGCAATTGTTCCTTTGGCTGATGACTTTGCCCAACAATATCAAGGTAAATTTGATATTCGCTTAGACATTCCTTATGTGAATAACAAGTACAAAGGTACGATTTCACAGGTATTGCGTCAGCAAATGGATTGGATTGAAGCTAACCGCCAACAAATCGTTCCTCGTTTAGAGACAGCATTGCATAACAAGATTGACGAAATCGTTGCTTTGTACCAAAACACTTTGTATCAATTAACTTTAAAGTAAGGGTAAACCATGAGTTCCAATTCAAATGCAATCACCCTTTTAAGTGCTGTTACTGCAACAGGCGCATCTAGGGCTGTTCAATGTGATGCTGGTAATCCTGCATTCCTGCAAGTTAATGGTATTACATCAGCCACTGTTGTCCTACAAGGCAGCTTGGATGGTACTAATTGGTCAACTTTGGGTACTTCATTAACTGCTGATGGCATTGTCACAGTAGTTAATGCTCCCAAGTATCTACGGGCTAATTGCACTGTTTATGTAACAGGCACTATCACAGCTAAGATTCTTTACTAAGGAGTAGTCATGGCAACCAAACCAAAGAAACCTATGCCTCAAGCCCCTAAAAAGGGCATTCCCATTGCAATTATGGTGGCAGTTGGCAAGCCAAAAGCGATGCCTATGCGGGGTCAGCGTACAGCAACTAACATGATGAAAAAATCTTCAAGGGGTAAATGATGGCTACAAAGAAAATGGCAAAAGTTGGTAAAGTAATGAAAGAATTCAAGGCTGGTGAACTTCACACTGGTTCTAAGACTGGTAAGGTCGTTAAATCTCGTAAACAAGCGATTGCCATTGCTTTATCAGAAGCTGGTATGTCTAAACCAATGAAAAAGAAGATGAAATGAAAAACGGACTTTACGCCAATATCAATGCAAAACAGGCTCGTATTAAAGCGGGTTCTGGTGAAAAGATGAACAAGGTTGGGTCTAAAGCCGCACCTACTGCTGCTGACTTCAAACAAGCGGCAAAGACAACAAAGAAGCCTAAAAAGAAAACAATGATGGGGTACTGATGAAATCTCCCACTTGGCAAACAAAAGCTGGTCAAAATCCAAAAGGCGGCTTGAATGCCAAGGGAAGATCATCTTATAATGCGGAAACTGGGGGAAACCTCAAGCCACCTGTAAAGTCGGGTGACAATCCAAGACGAGCTTCTTTTCTCGCTAGGATGGGCAACATGGAAGGCGCAGAGATGAAGGATGGCAAACCAACAAGGTTGCTACTTTCTCTGCAAGCATGGGGTGCTTCATCTAAGGCAGACGCAAAGGCAAAAGCTAAAGCGATTTCGTCAAGAAATAAAGGAAAGAAGT